TCTTATCTCTTTTTTTTCTTTGTTTTTACTATCTGTGATAGTCATTGTCGCATCAGTCATGGTAGCGGCAATAGGTTTCAATACTGAATTTCTTGCAGTAGGAATACCTGCTTGACTGTTAATATAACGATTATAATCATCGGTGTCAAGGTCTGCCGTGATTTTTATCATCCAATCTTGCAATGCTTTATAGTTCACCATATCTTCATCAACAAGAAAAGTGATTAACAAGTCGCCGAAAGTGACCGTGTCTCCAGGAACAGGAGTGTCTTTCACTCTAGTCATTTGCATTGTAGGTGTGATTGAGATGTTAGGAATGTTTGCAGTTTGACAAGTGAATGCAACACCCTCTAATCTCTGTAGTGTAAATACAAACTGTGATGGTGTCAAGAAATTTAGATTTGACGCCGCTACGCTATCTGTCCAGTTTGTATATGTTATGTTTGCATCATACGACATAGTAGTATCCTGTGTTTATCATACTACTATTTATCCAAATAAAAAAGGGGACATTTAGTCCCCTCTGAATGTTACTTGTTCATTATGTACATTGTTACTTCAAATCCAAATCTCATTTCTGTATATTCTGGTTTAGTCCACATAATTTTCTCCATAAAAGTTTTACTACTTGTTGTTTGCTGTAACTCTCAAGGTCTTTCTGTCGGCGATATTGTGTCCAAAGCATGACACCCTCCTCGTTAAAGTAGAGTGCGTTCCTTCGGTCATATTACCTACTTCCGTCTCGTTTGAGATGAACGACAATTATGCAAAATGCATAGTATTACTTATAATATATGTGTGATTTTTTATCTAAAGATTATCATGAATATGTTATAAAAAAAAGGGGTCCCGAAGGACCCCTTTAATCTCTCTCCCTTAGGAGCAAGTCTTACATCAAGTTGGTTACAGTAACCATTCTGTAGTAAGCGTTGCTGTCTGCAGAGATAGAAGTGAATGGGTTAGACACTAGACCATAACGGGTCTTGAAACCAATCTTAGGTTGGAAAGTGTTTTCACCAACTGCACGAACCATCTGCAGAGGTACATAAGGACAGTAGAACATACCAGCGTCATAAGCGTTAGAACCCTTATAACCAACACAGTAGAACTGATTGCTATCTGAGTTGTTTGCAGAATATGGGTCAACATAGACCTTAATCTTACCGTTGATTGTACCAGCGAATGTGTTGCCAGTATCGTCAACATTCAGGTTTGTCTGCAGAGCAGGAGTGTAATCAAGAACGCCTGCCATTGCGAGAGCAGAAGCAACATCACTTGAAGTGATGATGAAGTTACCCTTACCACGGCGAGTGTCTTGTGCGATTGTGTTAGCATCACGCTCAATCTGGAACAAGAGTCCCTTGAAGCGTTCTACTGACCAACGACCGTTGGAATCAACATCAAGGTCGAAAGTACCAGCAGATGCTACTGCGCCAGACTGTGCGCCAGTCTTAGCAGAAGTGTAGATAGTACGAACAACTTCACGGTTGATTTCAGCAAGAATTTCAGCAGACAAGATGTTTGCTAATTCTGTTTCAGCATCAAGACCATGAATTGCTTTAAGGTCCTGAGCAAGTTCAAGAGTGTATTCTGCTTTCAACGCTCTTGTCTTCGCTGTTACTGAAGTCTTTTCGATGGTGAATGCCATCTCGTTGAACTGACCGCTGTTACCCATAGATACAGCACCATCACCCAACGCTTCGCCTGTACCTGTAGCGGCACCAGCACCAGTTGTGTATGGGGATTCAACTGGGTTAGCACCAGCGTGTGCAGGTGTAACACCAGAGAAGTCTGTGTCTGCTTCGTTGAACAGTGCTTCTGTACCGCCCTGTGAAGAGTAGTTGCTCTTCATTGCAAAGATAAGTCCAGTTGGACCAGTCATTGGTTGAACACCGCAGATATCATATGCAATCAGGTTTGGCATAGAGCGTCTGACCAAAGAAATCAGGATTGGGTCAAACTTTGCGATACCGCCAGTATCTGGCATTGTATCAGCGTGGTTAGCAGGAAGTGCTTCGTTCAGCATCATTCCACGCTCTTCACGCATTGCTTTTTCTTGGTTTTCCAAGATTACAGTGGTTACTGCCTTCTTATAACTATCGCCGATTTCTGGTAAATCGGGATGGTCGAGGACAGGTGCCCACTTCGATTGAAGGTTCTCTGTTAAAAACATGTTAATTATCTCCTCGTTATTTAACTTTCAAGTAATATTTATATAATTTATTTGCCTAATGTTCTGGAGATTGCAGAAACATAGTCTTTCATCTCACCGGTTAGATTGACTGCTTCTGTAACTTCTTCAACAGCAACCTCGTCCTCTTCGATAGGTTTGGCAACCTTTGGAAAGTAACTCTCTTTGAGTGTTTCCAGTTCTTTAGCGAATGAATCCTCATCAGCGAATTCAACGCCTTCTACTAATGACATGAACTTCTCTTTCTGAGTATCGGTCAAGTCTTTCGCAGATTCCTCGATTTTAATTGCTTTCTTTGCTTCGTTGACGATTTTAGCAGTTTCAGCAGTCTTTTCGATTTGCTCATTGAGTTTTTGCTCAAGTTCAGCAATCTTGTCTTGCTGTTCTGCCATCACATCATACTTGTCTTCTGGAACATCAATGTAATGCTCTTCGAAAACTTTCTTCAGAGAAACAATAAAATCTTCAGTGATTTCTGATTTCAGACCACGCTCAATTGCGAGTTCGTTATCAGCAGTCCACTGTTCTACAACATATGACAGGTAAGTATCAACTTTATCTGTCAAATCTTCAGCGAGTTTAGCAGTCTCTTCTTCGATTGCTTGCTCAAATGCTTCGTTGATTTCAGCAACATGATAGTTCACTTTAGAAAGAACTGCCGCTTCAAAGATAGTCTTTGCTTTTGCTTGAGTTTCTTCGTCAAGTGAAACTGCTTCAGCAAGAGCGGCAACATCATCACCTAAGTCAATATCTTCTGACTTATAAGATGCTTTAACCATCTTCTTACCGTGCTTCATTTCTTCCATGTCGTCTTCGTCTTCGTCATCATCGTCATCGGACTCTTCTTCATCGTCCTCTTCCTTAGTGACTTTTGCTTCTTTTACAGACTTCTTGGATTCAGACTTTTCTTCATCTTCGTCTTCTTCCTCTTCACCCTCATCTTCGCCTTTTTCTGCTTTTTTCTTAGCAATTGCTTTAGCGAGAGCAGGTGGAAGTTCGCCTTCAGAAACTTCGTCTAAATCTTCGTCTTCTTCTGCTTCTTCTTTGACTTTCGCCATAGGTTCTGCTGGTTTATCACCACCAGGAGCAGACGCCTTCTTAACTTTCTTAGAACCGTCAGGACCAGACTTTGCTTCTGGTTCGACAACTGCAGGACCTAAATCTTCCTTGTCGCCGTCAACCTTTTGCATTGCGTCTGCTTTACCGCCACCCTTGCCAGGTGCAGTTGCTTCTGCCATAGACTGTTCCAATAACTCTTTAATTTTGTCTTCTACTGACATTTTGGACACTCCTTATGTTTGTCTATTATTTATTCGTTTTACAGTTTTGACAAGAAATCTTCAAATGCTCTCAACTTTGCTTCATTCAATGAACGCTGAGTTGCTTTCTGAATTTCTTGTTTATATCTTTCGATATTCACTTCTTTGATGATGCCATTATCCCACACCCACTCTTTACCTTCCATGATGCCACTTACGAAAGCATCAGGTGCAGATGGGTCTGCAACAATGTCGGCGGCGGTTGCAAGATAAAAATCACCTTGCACTTCTTGAGCGCCTGAGCGTCCCGCTTTAAGCGAACCCATGCCTCTAGAAGATACCCCCAATGTAGCGCCTTCATCCATCAAATTCTTAACAATCTTACCGTATGGAGTATCCATAATCTTTGCTCGACCCATGACATTAGAACCATCCATTTTAAGTTCTGTAATCATGTGTGATACTCTTTCAAGATTGATTGTCGGACCATCAGGATGACCCAACTCACCAAACGCACGATTACGGTCGATGTTTTCTTTCGTATATCTTTTGACTTCAGTTTCCATAACTGCCTTTGGATATACTCGACCGTTTCTATTCTTGAGGTCGGATTGCATGAATACGCCCTCAATGAAATATTTCTTTTCTCCGCCCTTCTCTTCTACAAGGAAGTTAGCGTCTGAAATTTCTTCTCTAATTAGTTTCATGATTAGATACCTGCATAACCCGTTAATTTTTTAAGTACAAGAACACATGTACCACTTCCAGCACCTAATGTAACCGTGATATCTTCATCCGCATCTGTGTTTTCAAGTACAGGAAGAATCCAATGACCAGATGTACCTGCGTCTCCACTGTCGAACTTAACTGTTCCTGTAGTACCACTGGCAATAGTAACATCACCTGACCAGTAAATTTCTTTAATACCTACAGTTGGAGAAGAAGCAGTTTGATTAGTCACCAGAAAGGATGCGCCATCGATATCGATGGTCGTACTTCCAGCACCTCCAGTCACACTGACTACATTTGTCGTTTTGGTGACTTTTAGAAATTGTTGACCTATTGCCATTGCTTATACCCTTTTTACTTACTATTATTTATAAAAATTATTTAATTAACTTTCGCCCTTTGCCATGTTTGTTGCGGTGCCCATTTTAACTTGCATCCACTTATCTCCATAGCGTTTCTTGAATTCCGCATCAGGTAAATCCTTTGCGATTTTCTCACGGTTCTTCAACTCTGCAGGTGTTAGTTCTCTTTCGTCTAATTCTTGTCCATCATCTTGAGGTTTGTCGCCTGCTCTCTTACGATGCCACATCTTGATTTGAGGACCCATCAATCGTACTTTACCGATTTCAAAGTCATCAACTTTCTTAAACTTTTTAATTAGCATTTGTTTAATGTCGTTGCGGTTCTTACCTTTTACAAGCATAGTACCTACACCCATAACATCAACTTCCCATGCTGTTTCTGTTTCTGCTTCTGAAATAACTTCTTCGTTTGTTAACTGAATTGCTTTTGCTACTGCTTTATCTTTTGATAATCCTTTTGCAATCTTTTCGATAGTGTTTACGATACGGGTCATGTTACCGCCCTTCCATCGTGGGTCATTTAGAACACCAAACGCCATCTTATATTGCTTTGCTGTATATTTTTCTTCTAAATCGAACATCTCATCTAAAGATACTTCGACTTCTTCCCGCATCTTTCTCATTAGTTTGAAAGCAAGGTCAGCAAGTTTATCGACTTTCATTTTGTCCATCTTTGCTTTGTTTGCGTCATTTACTTTATCATAAATCTGAATAATAGCGGATGCGCTGAAAGTGTCAACCATGAATCCATCAACTTTAGTTGCGCCTTTAGTTTTTACAATATCTCTGATTTTAGCAATAGTCTTGGACTCTTCAGTTAAATCTAATTCTTCTTTGAGTTGTGACTTATCTACCTTGTCGCCAATTGCTTGTGCAGTTTTTAGTCTTGCCATTTTCAATGGTGCAACATTTGGGAATCTCTTTTCAAGAGAACGCCTGTCTAGTCTCAAGTCTCTTTCATCACTACCCATTGAATAGATTTTCATATCTGTTCCAACAAGAGCATATCTCATCTTTGGTGCTTCATCAAGTTCAACTTCTTCTGGGATAACTCTCATGTTACCAGAAATGTAAGCAGGATGCATCTTCAATGCTCTCTGAGCATCTTTCTCATCGTTGCTGTCAACATAAACTTTAACTGTTTTCTTTGCGCTATCAGCATCTACACGA